GATAATTTAGTAATTAAATCCTGCAAACCTTTTTGAGCAGAAGTTATTTCATTTAAAGGATCATTAGACAAAGATATAGTTGCTTTTTCAGTTATTTCATAACTTTGAAAGTCATCTATTTTATTAGCTTCGCAATAATCTTTAACTTGCTTTATATCTTTAGCATCCATATTTAATGCTATAGTATCTGATAAATAAATATGACGACCCACAACTTTATGAATCTTCATATCATTATTAAGAATTACACTTGCAAACTCAATAAGTTTTTTATTATCACCAGTAATTATATAATTATCTGAACCAAATTTTATACGCATTTATTTCTCCATTATTTTATCGGTTATGTATTTTGAAGTGAAAGCCACTGCAAGCCACAAAGGAGCTGCAACAACTGAGACAACTAGAGTTGGATTGATACCGACACCCATTAGCAATATTAGTACGATTGCTGATGATATTAAATGTACAGTAACAAACCAACCTAACCAGTTGGCTTTTTTTGTTAGAGGCTTGATTGTTTTGATTTTATCCCACATTATGCGATTATCCTATGTTGTTCTAATGATAAATTATAATACTCACCTATGGTCTTATCAGCTTTAAAATGCAGATCTCTTTCAACACCTAAATTAAATGGTGGGAATTTTAGTGACTGCAGTTCTGATAAGCTTACATAACCTAGTTCTGGATAACCCATACCTAAGTCACACAAGCCATACATTGTGTCGTCATCGGCTGAATCCATCTCTGTGATAAGCCATGTGCAAGCACCACCACCAAAGAATTTAACTACTGGTTTGTGGTCATTGCCTCTGTTAGTAACATCTCCGTTACGTAATAGTTTTGCTTTTATCTCTTTAGTCATTAGTTGCATTGTTTTCCTCCTTGTGGCGTTTTAATGCTTCTTCTTCGTGTAGATTGGCTATGCCATCTTCTAAGTCTTGCTTGGCTTTTGCCTCATGAGCTTTGACTACGGCAATCATTTCTTCTTCTGATATAATTCTCATTGTTGTACCTCTATCATTGAGTTTGGTTGCTTCTTCATATTTTTTAATAAGGTTCTTTTGCATTGGCTTTCTCCAAATATTTAATTAAAAAATCTATGTTTTGTTTGGCTTTTTGCAAGTCCTCTATACCATTCTTGTCTTTGTAACGTAGTACATACTTAATTACATTACCCTGGGCAAAGTCCAGTTTATTAGCTTGTATAAAGTCTATGGGTTCTATTTTGTATTTTGAATAATGTTGAGGCGATATTTTGCTGTTTGTCATATTATACCTATAAAAAAGTGGGAGGGATTTCTAACGCAGATGGTGTCCTCCCTCCCTAGTTAATGGAAGTAGATAATCTTATGCCGAGACTACCTACTCCCTTTCCGTCTAACGGCAATTAGATTAGAACGGAATCTCATCGTCATCTTTGACATTTACTTTTGGAGATGCTTTTACATCGCCACCAGTCTCTGCCTTAGAGTTGAGAAGCCTGAATGTTGAAGAAACACCTGCAAGCTTGATCTTGAATGCAGACATTTTTACACCATCCTTTTCATACGTTTCATTAATAGGCATGCCCTGTACGAATACAGTTGTGCCTTGCTTTGCGTATGGCTCAATAACATTGGTAACTAAACCCTTGCCGTTTTTGCCATCCCAAGCTTCACATCTGTACCAGTGAGTTGTTTCTTTTTTCTCACCTGATTTAGTTGTGTAAGACTCGTTGACTGCAACGGAAAAGTTAGCAACTTTAGTGTCACCGACTGTCTTAATCTCAGGTTGTTGTCCTATGTTACCTGATACCATGATTTGTGCTAAGTTCATCTGTTTCTCCTTTACGTTATAGATGATTAATGAAATGGGATTTAGCTTTTCCCAACGCAAATAACCCTTGGCTTTTTTAAAACCAAAGGCTATTCACATTACTGAATCTGAGGCATGGTCTACTGTATCTGACTTACATTCTTCGCAATGAGAAATGCTTAACTGAGATTACCACAGAATCAATTCTTATAAGTTTGAGAGGATTAGGGGCATCACCTCTCTGTTGCACATACCTTCTTGTCGACCAGATTGCACATCAATTAAGAGTATCTGGGTGGAACATTTACCCATCTAACCGTAAATCCTTCTCTCTTTGGCTTTTCGTAGCCTATTGTTTTCTTGAGAATAAATAATACTATGGAGATGATTGCACCACCTAGTATTGCAGCCATCATGCCAGCAAATGTACCAGCAAACATAATGATTAGTGCGACTGAGGCACCAATATCTACAAGTATATCAAAGCATAAAACCTTTTTGATATTGAGTTTAGCTAACATAAATAAAATTGCTATAGCTGATGCTATGCCTGCAATGAGGTAGAAGAACATAATAAACTCCATCTGTTTTCAAAGGCTTTGATTTGCTTGCTGAGGCTTACCATTTCTTCTTGGTTGTCAGCTTCGTAAGCCAAATCAAAGTTGTAATGTAATAAATCTAGTTCAAGTAATGTGTCCATATTTGGAAGTTTGTTAACTTGTTGTGATGTAATTTTTAAAGACATTTTATCCTCCTTGTTTTCTAATTATCACTTTGGCTTTTTGACGAACCTTTGCCTTAGCCACTTTCTTTAGGGATTTTTCCCATCCCCTTGAGGCACTATGAATCTTGCCTCTACCTTTTATACCTTTTGACATGATTAAACCTTTCTGAGGCGTAATAAAGAGGTCTGGGGATAGGAATAAATGTCCCAGGATTAGAATAGATCTTTATATAGGTTATTGGGATTTCTTAAAGGGAACGTTTAAGAGGATTTGAGAGGGTCGATCCCTCGTAGAATCCTTTTGCTGACGTGAATATAGTTTGCGATATAGTGGAATAAGATCATATCTTATTATGTGCATTACACCACCAACACCTGACAATAGTGTTACAAACAATAGACCACAGAAGGCAAATGGAAAGAAAGCCAATATAAGTAAAGTATATAAAAAGTGTTTCATGTTATGTTCCTTATGAAAGTGATTGCAAGGGAGGTTTAACCAATTACGTTATTGACCTTGCAATCTGTTATGTTGTTATTCTAAATGCTCAGGCATTTCTATGATGCCGTCTTGGTTACTTATATCAAGCATTAAATCTTCCACAAAGTCTTCTGACTGTGCAAGATGAGGTGTATCTGCCTGATATTCTGAAAAGTATTTGTCAAATGAAGCACGACTGTTCATGTAAGTGTCCATCGTAAGTTTTTTGTTACGATTTTGCATACGTTTGACTTTTGCAAACTCACCAAGTTTAGTGTATTTACCAAAATTCATACCCGTAGAACCCTGAACTCTAGGTCTAAAGTGAGTAAGTAGAAGATGAAAAGCGTGATTAAGAGAAGCATATTGCTGACGCATCTGTGCTATCTTCTCATCAAGATCGTCAAGTTTGTTACCAGTAATCTCAATGCCAACGTGTTGACGTACTTTGATCTGTCTGTCACGAAGCATTGTTTCTGCTTTGTCATGAACTGAATCACGCATTTTCTCAAACATACGTGGTATCTGATCTCCAAGTTTGGCTTTGATGATAACCTCATTGCCATCTTCAAACATTTCAGCAAGTTCTAATGCCTTGGTTATAAAACGTAACTCCCAATCATCTGTATAATTTGACTTAGGTTTAAGTTCTGAAGCAATAGCGTCAAGTTGCTCTGTAGTCATAGCATCAAGCTCTTTACGTGCCTGAATCTGGTCAGGTGTCTGATGTTGTTGTTTCCATTCGTCAAGTGCAACAGATGGGTTAGTTAAGTTAGGATTAGCAGATGTCTTACGACGTTGATCTGCATTGTCTTTAGATATTGTATTATATTGTACCATTGTAATGTTCCTTTCATGGTATTAAGGGGATATATAAATTATACCCCCATTGATTTGGCTTTACTTAGTTCATGTCACGTTTGATTGTGAGCAATTCTTGCACACGTTGTGTGTCACCAGCTTCATGTGCTTGCTGTATGTCCCAATCTATTTGTTTAGATGGTTGTGTATCTTCTCTGAATGGCATACGCATGTCACTAACTCCATGAGATGCTATGTCCTCGTAGTATTGTATAGATACCATATCCTCCAATATAGATAGATCAGTTGGTTGGCTTTTCTTGAATAAGTCTAATTGTTTATACATTGTAATGTTCCTTTCTGTATAAAAGTTAAATTAAACAGCACCTACCTACTGGGTTATGTACTGCTCTGATGCAGTAACCATTTCATGCTTGGGAAACCCCCTTGATAAATTCCGTGTAAGCCCAGTTTTTCTACTTAGAAAAAGTTCATCTTGGCTTACTAGGAAGAATGAGCAAATGGGGAGAGGGATATCCAACACAACATAACAAGACCATTTGAGAAGGGGTTGTAGAGCATGGTATCTCTATTCGAAGAAAGAGCAGTGCAGAACCTAGTAGTAGTAGTAGACCTGTTCTTAGAAAGTGGGACACGGTTTTGACCTGACGTAAGTCAGACAAAATTCTTACGAACAGAAAACTTTGT